TTATTTAGTTGCCAAATATCACATAGTAAATTACAACTTAAACTCATTACCAATGTAGTTCATGACCTTGTAATAAAAATTAAAAATGAAGTTCCAGCAACTAAAATAAAAGTTATTCAAATTGATAACGCAATAAAAACCAGAGAATATAAAATTGCTAAAGAAATTTTTGATACATTGAGAATGGATAAAAAGAGTATCCTTTCTCATTTATCAGAGCTAGATGAATATAAGGAATTTGCAACAAGATATAAAGCAATTCCAACTGAATTAAGAGTAATTAACGATAATATAAAAATGATGTCTAAAATTAAAAAGGTTAGTGATAGAAAAGTAACCTTAAAAGATTTGGAATCACTTAATTTAATAGATAATGCTGAACTAGAAGGAGATATGTTAGTATTAACAATTAAACCTTTGCCAATTTATCCTTCTGAACCTTTAGGTAAATGTTTTATGTTGGGTAATTTTAAAAATAACCCTTACTTAAGAACAGCAGCAAAATACATATATCAAGGTTGTCATTTTGGAATGGTGGGTACACGAATTATTATCCATTCAAACTTTCAACCCGAATTTTTAGAAACATTAGACCATCGTTTTGATGATATGTTTGTTTATAATAACTGGAGTAACATTGGATATCTTCATTTTGGTAAAGGACATTTATGTGGAGGTGAGTTTAATGATGTTATAGCTCGAGCAGCTGAACATGGATTAGACTATTACTTCATGTGTTTCAAACAATATATTACAACAGCCAATATGAGAGATTATGCTGGTAAAAAAGTATGGTGGTATCCAATTTATAATGATAAAAATGAATTAGTTTATTGTGCTGGTTTGGCAATTATGAAAGATTATTTGTTAGATAACTATGGCAATAAAATAGCAGACTATAACATTAACGATATGAGCTGGGAAGAATTTTTAAACTGGTTGTATGACCATAAGGGAGCATTTAGTTTTAAAAACTTAAGCACTGAATATAGGTCTGATAATGTTAATACACAATCTGGTAAAGAAGATACTTTCCTACAATATTGTCAAGAAAATGATATAGATTTATATAATGAATTAACGAAAGGAGCTAAATAATATGGCTAAGACGGTAACTTTTTTAGATAATAGATACGAATTATATGTATTACCAGAAGCACGTCAAAAAATGGAAATGTATTGCGACTTATCTGATGGAGAAATTGGATGGTTAGCATATGTTGAAAAGTTTGAAAATGTAGGCTTCTTGATAACTGATTGTATATTATTAAAACAAGAAGTTCATTCTTCAACAACTGAAATTGATCCTACAGCATTATTAGAGTTCTGGAACAATACTCCAGTAGAAAAACAAAGTCAAATTAAACTATGGGGACATTCTCATGTTAATATGAGCCCAACTCCATCTGGTCAAGATGATAGTCAAATGGAATATTTTAAAGATGGTAACCCTTGGTTTATCCGTTTAATTACAAATAAAAAGCGTGAATATCATATTGATATTTATGATTATGAACACGGATTAAAGATACATATGGATCAGGCTGATTTGGTTACATATAACCCAGGAGCAGCAGAACTTCGTAAAAAAATTGAAGAAGAAATCAAAGAAAAGGTTACACAAAAGACATATGCGTCTTCAAGTTCAAAAGAACCAGAACCATATAAGAAATATAATTATGGAGTTGGGAGTAAGAGGGATACTAAAACCCGTAGAGAAACTGTTAAACCAATGCTTGAAGATGTTGACGTAAAGTATGTAACATCATTCGATGAAGTATTAAGTGATCCCAATTATTGGCAAGACATCCTCGACAAATAATTGGTTTAAAAGACTTCACAAATGGATTAAAAATATAGTATAATATATATATAAATGATTGAGATAATTATTTATTAAAGAAGGGAGTGAAGTCTAATGGACTTATCAAGACATATTAGTGTGTTCTCACCTGATAATGTAAAATATCCTATTCATATTATAGGAGTAGGAGCTACAGGATCATTCGTTGCAATGGAATTAGCAAGAATGGGTTGTCCTGTATTAAATATATATGATTTTGATGGTGTAGAAATACATAATATTCCAAATCAATATTATGACACTGAGGATTTAGGTAAATTAAAAGTCGAAGCTTTAGCTGAAAAGTTAAAAGCAATTAATCCAAATATTATTGTAAATGTATTTACAAAGGCTGTATTACCAAAAGCAGATGAGGAACACCCTGGGATAGATACAATGAAAGGATATGTATTCTTATTAGTAGACAGTATGAAAGTTCGTAAAGAATTATGGGCTGCTGCTAAAGAAAACAAAGATATTATTCATTGTTGGGAAAGTCGTTTAGGCTCAGATCAAGCAAGAGTTTATTCTATTGATATGAGCATAAAAGATTTTAGTAAATATGAGGCAGACTTTTATGATGATGATAACGCAGAAGTATCTGCTTGTGGAACATCAATAACAGTTTTACCTATAGTATTACAAACCGCTTCCTTAATGATAGTTCAATTTATTGACCTAGTTATGGAACATAATGGAACTTATCCTTTTAAAATTATATTTGATAACAAATATAATAAGTATGAAGAATACTGGGAGGAACCAGAAGTATTAGTACAAGAAGTTCCAGTTACATCTCAAGACGATATGTTTTAGATGTAAAAACTTTCACAAAATACTTCACAAATGGCAATATAATTTGATATAATTATATTGTAAATGATTTAAGAAATCATTGAATAATGAATTGCGAAATACGCAGAAAGGAAGGAAATTTTCATATGGAAAACATTTATTCATTAGTAATTACAAAAGTACCAGGAGGAGCTAATCCAGTAATCAGTCATGGAACTGAAACTGTAGCAGAGTTATTTGCTCAAGCATTTAACGGAGAAAGCATTAACGGATATCAAATCACTGTTGGTGGAGTAGCTAGAGAAGCTTCTTATGTTCCTCGTCAAGGCGAAAACATCACTGTAGCTCGTATGATTAAAGGTAACCTTTAATTCTGAGTATAGATAGTAGTCGGGGGATTTAATCTCCCCCTACTTAAAACTTTTGGAGCGACACATAATTTATACTAATCGTATATAACTGACTTCAAAAGGAATATAAGATAATCTTGGTAAATAAGGAGGATAGCATGATGGCTTATTAAAGCCGTCGCTCCATTCTTTTAATAGTATAGGGAATGTCAGTCATGGCATTCCTCTTTTTTTTGTATTCAAGGCACTTACCAAAAAAAGTAAAATAAACTAGCGTATAACAATAAAATAGTTTTTATAATATAATATATTGATTAAAATATTTTTAGAAAAATACGCCAGAAAAATGAACTTTTTAAAAAGAAAAAAACCATAAAAAATTTTTTAAAAAAGTTTTCTAAAAAGACTTGCCAAACGGTGAGAAATATGAGATAATCATTCTTAGAAAACGAGGAGGATTTTATGGAAGAAAAAGAAGAATTTCCACAAGTTGAACATATGGAGGATGTAAAGTCATTAATAACTAATATTAGTAGTTATATTGATAAATATCCATCATTAAAAGAAAAGAATTTTGGTTTATTCTATCAACATGGTAGATTAGGCTATATAGACTTAGACGCTTTCGCTAAAACAACTAAGGTAACCACCGAAGAAGGCGGCGAAGAAAAAAGTTTAGCAGAATTAAAAAATGAACTTGACAAAAGCGAAGAATAATGATATAATGAGATGTGTTTAATTTAGGAGGAATATTATGGCTAAAGAAGATTTAAAGCAAATGTTAAACAGAGTAACGATTCAAGGAACGTTAATGGATAACTCCCTTGAAAACAAGGTAGATAAGAACGGACGTAAGTATCTATCTGGTGAGCTAGAAATCATGACAGATAATGAATATATTATTCCTGTTACGGTCTTCGCTTACGAATTAAAAACGTCTGGTGAAAAGAATACAATATATGAAAGATTAGCTAAATTACTTGACTATCCTTCAGCAAGAACAGTAGGTATAGCAAAAGCTCCAAAAATAGTTGTTAGCAATGCTCGTATTGAAGATAATAGTTTTTATTCAGATCGAGATAATAGAATTGTTAATAATTGGAGAATTGGTGGCTCATTCATAAGAGCTGCAGCAAACGATGCTATCAATCAAAATAGTTTTGAGGTTCAAGGGGTTATTGCGTCAATTAAAGAAGTTGTTGACAGAGAGGGTAATAACACAGACACTTATGATCTTAAATTATTAAATGTAGGATTTGGTAATAGAGTTAATGAATTAACTTTAAGATTTGATGATCCAGCAGCAGTTAAATATATTAACGATAATTATAATCCTGGTGATTTAGTAACTTTATGTGGACAAATTGTATATGAACAACATGAAAGAGTTATTGAAAAAGAATTAGGATTTGGAGAACCTTTAAAACAAACATTTACAAATACGGTAAGATTATTAAGAATTACAGCAGGAACTCCACCAGTAGATGCTGAAGAAAGTGAGTATAAGTTAAAAGATTTACAACAACTTGTTACAAAACAAAACAATGATATAATTGAAAGATTTAACGCAAGAACTCAAATGACAGCAGCAGCTAATAAAGCAGCTGGAGCAGATTTATTATTTTAGGAGGTAAGTAAATGGCAGCATTAGATTTATTAAATGTTGAACCTCATAAAGTTAAAGCTGGGGTTCAAGGAAAAATGTTTTTATTTTATGGTGGAGCCAAAGTAGGTAAAACTACAGTAGCCTGCCAATTTGAAAAACCATTATTATTAGCATTTGAAGCAGGTTTCAATCTAATAGATGGCATTAAAGCAGTTCCAATAACTTCATGGTTAGATTTAAAAAATTATGTTAAACAATTAAAGAAACCAGAAGTGCGTGAAGTATATAGCACAATTATTATTGATACGGTTGACATCATGTGGAGCTTAGTAGAAAAGTTTATTAAAGTTCAAGCAGATGTAGAA